GACCCGGACCCGTACCCGGACCCGTACCCGTACCCGGACCCGTCCCCGGACCCGGACCCGTACCCGTACCCGTCCCCGGACCCGGACCCGTACCCGTACCCGTACCCGTACCCGGACCCGTCCCCGGACCCAGACCCAGACCCGTTACCCGACATGGGCCGGCTCCTTCTCCCAAGCGGCCACAGCGTCTGAGGTCATCTCGACAACCGAAGTCACCTTGCGAAGCTCGATGCTTTTGACGCGCTCACCGATGCGGGAGCCAGCGCCTGGCCCCTTCGACGCGAGCCCCATGAAGCCGCCAGTTTTGGCGCTCCAATAGATGCAGTTGCGGGCGTTAGTGAGCGTGATCGTGTCGCCGCTCGTGTCGGTCGCGTAGCCGAAAAACACGCCGCGATATTCCGTGGTCACGATGACCGGCCGTCCGGTTGGTTCAGACAATTTCGCCTCCTGTTAAAATGGCCACCGGGGCGGATGGAGAGGGCCAATGAAAACCCTTGCTGTCCTGGCAGGGGGACTGTCGGTCAGCGCCGCCCCGGTGATGGCACCAACAATCGTTCAATCCGTTTAACGTGTCAAGCCGGGAGTTAAAGATTTTGCACACACCTCACTGTTGCCTGTGCAAAAGTTGCGAGAACGCAACAGCCTGCGCACGACGCATCTAGACACGGCCTAAGCATTGCACTAGTGTTCGGGTCATGAGCACCAAAGACCAGCTTTTGCAGGAGATTGATCGCTTCCTCGCCATCAGCGGGGTAAGCGTGACCAAATTCGGTGTGGAAGCGGCAGGCGAGCGCGGTCTAATCAAGCGCCTCCGCGCTGGTGGCGACGTCACCACGGGGACCGCCGACAGAATCAGAGCATATATCCGGGACTGGCGTCCACACCCTAAGCAGCGGGCCGCGTACCAGCCCGCCGCGTAAGCGTTCAGTTTCCGTCAGTCCCCAGAGTTTCCGTTCAGTTGCGTCCGCGTTCCACACCCAGTCATCAGGCCGGGTGAGCCAAACTATTAGCCGAGGAAAACCATGGAACACATTGAAGGAAGGCCGTTCACGGACATCCTGGGAGAGCTGGAAAACGGATACTTCCTCCGTGAGCTTACCGCCAAGGTCTACGAAGTAGTCCGCGCTGCTCGCGAAACCCGCAAGCCTGGGGCTCTCAAGCTCACGATCAAGGTCAGCCCCACGGGGCGCGGGTCCGTCGAGCTTGACGCCAAGATGGACGCGACCGTGCCCGAGCACGACCGCCCCACTACGACGTTCTTCCTCACGCCGGACGGCACGTTGATGCGGAACGATCCGAACCAACCGCGCCTGCCGTTGCGTGAAGTCGTGGACGACAATACCGGCGAACTCCGAACGGTGAAGGGGTAAGCCATGAGCGATAACGATCTCAAGACGGCGCTCGACGCCGTTGCCGCGCGAGCGCCGCGCCATGACCTGCCGGATGGCGGGAGCTTGGTCGTCATTCCCGAAGGGTACAAGGCTGAGCGCGTCGATCCGCTGATGCCGTCACGCGTTAGGCAGGGCGTCACGTTGCACGACCGCGACAGCTTCGTGGCCTATGTCAACCGCTTCAAGAATGACGACACGCGCGTGTTCGCTGAGCCTGGCTTCTTGTCCGGCGGCGCGGCCAAAATCACAGCGGTCATCGACTACCACGGGCCGAAGTCGGCTAACCACGGCGGGCATACTGCCACATACGCCGTGCGCTACTCCGAGAATTGGGATCGTTGGCGCAAGGTGTGCAGCCAGCCGCTCAAACAATCCGAGTTCGCGGAGTTCATCGAGGAATGCCGCGCCGATATTGTCGAGCCTGACGCCGCGCGGCTGCTCGACATCGTTCGGTCGTTCAAGGCGTCAAAGCGCGTCGAGTTCGACAGCGTGGTCTACCAGCCCAACGGCGATGTGAAGCTGGCCTACGACGAGCGCACCGAACAGAAGGGCTCCAGCGGCCCGCTGCCGGAGACCATGACGCTTGGCATCCCGGTCTACTTCCGGGGGGCCGCGTTCAAGGTGCCGGTGTTCATCAGGTACAAGGTCGGGCAAGGCGCGGTCGGGTTCCAGATCAAGATAGATCGTGCGGACATCGTTGAGGACGTGGCGTTCTCTGAGCTTACCAAATCGATCAGCGAAGCAACGTCTATCGATGCCTACCTCGGCCGTCGATGACTGAGCACCCGCGCGGCTCGCAAGGGTCGCGCGGGACCACCGCTAGCGTACCGTTGCGTCATGCGTATCCGCCCCGTCACAGCGCCGGGCGGGCGTGACTGCGTGTTCCCTGCACGCATGTCCTGGGTATCTCCTGCCCAGTGTTAGACGCCCGTCCGCCCTGCACTGTGACGACACCAAACGATGAAGCCCCCAGAGCGGGCAAAGCTCTGAGGGCTTGGATTCATCCGGTAAGATGAAAGGCGTTACGATGAAAAACATACACGAACAGGCCCCGCGAATCAAGCGTGTCAAGCGCTATTCCACAGGGGTCCGGTCATGACGAGATGGTTCCGCATCTACGACGAGATACTGGACGACCCGAAAGTCCAGCTGCTTTCGCCCGAGCTATTCCGGGCATGGATCAACATCCTCGCCATTGCGTCGAAGCACGGCGGCAAGCTGCCGGCGGTTCGCGATATGGCGTTCTCTCTCCGGCTATCGGTCGATGATATCCAGTCGAAAATAGATGACCTGATCCTAGCCGGATTGATCGACGTGCTGCCGGGCAAAAAGCTGGAGCCTCACAACTGGTCCAAGCGGCAGTGGAAGAGCGACGACAGCCTCGACCGCGTTCGCAAGCACCGCGCGAAGAAATCGCAACAGCCTGAAACGCAAGATGAAACTGTGAATGAAACGCCGTGTAACGCCGCTGTAACGGTTACAGCAACGCCCCCAGATACAGAGACAGATACAGATACAGATTCAAAAACAGAAATAATTACACCCGCTCAGTCTGAGCAAGCTGCTGAGCGGCCGGCAGGCTCGAATGAATTTTTGGAATGCAAGCGAGCCTTCAACGGGGCCACGGATGTCTTGCTCGCTGAGGTCATGCGAGCGATGGGCGGCGGCGAGGCCGATCGAGGGCCAGCCGAGACGTGGTTGCGAAACACGATGCTGATCCACGGCGGCGAAGCGATGAAGGAGGCTTTCGCGGTTCTCGAAACCAAGCGGGCAAAGGGGGAAGTCATCACGAGCGTTCTGCCGTGGTGGTCCAAAACGGCCAGCACGCTGAAGGCCAAGCCGACAGCGCCAAAACCGCAGGCCAAAAGCTCAGGCCGATTCACCGCGACCCAGATCCGCGCTCGCTTCAAGGAGATGGGCCATGACGCCTGACCAGTTCATCGCAAAAATGAGCCTTCACTTCCGCCTTCAGATGGAAGATCAGGACGAGCAAAACGAGTGGCTTAAGGACGCTGCCGAGGCGCTTCAAGGAACAGCTCCTAACGTTCTCGCTGCGGCGGCAAAGGCGATCATTCGCGACCGCGAAAGCCCGTGGTTCCCGACCATCGGAGAATGCGTCCAGGCGTGCCGCCTAGCGGCTGCAAAGATCCATCCAGTCGTTAACGCGCCGTTCCATGCCGAGACGTGGCCGGAGCCAACACCGGAGCAAAAGGCCGCTGTCAACGCAATGGTCGAAGCCTTCAAGCAGTCGATGAAGGAAAAGACCAAGCCTGACGTTTACGTCCCTGTCGCTGGCCTGACCGAAGAGCAATTCAACGCGAAGATGGCGACGGTCCCAGACCGCAAGCTCACCGAACGCAGCCGCCGCATGATGGGGGACGAGGCATGATCCGAGGCTCAACAACATGGAGCGCAGAGCGCGTTGAAATGCTTACCGAGATGTGGCGCGCTGGACATTCGGGCGGATATATCGCCGCTCGCATTGGCGGCGTCACTCGCAACGCCGTGATCGGCAAAGCTCACCGGCTGGGTCTCGCGGGCCATCAGGCGAAAGATGCACGCGAAGATCGCCAACGGCAGGCGTCGAAGGCCATGCACAAGTTCGCGCGGTCCAAGAAAGCCAAGCCCATGAAAGCCGAGACGGTACAACAGCGCCTGATCTTCGGAGACGCAACACCGCTTCCAATTGAGGACGTGCCGAAAGGTCCGCTGGTTATGTTCGCTGACTTGGAAGCGCACCACTGCCGCGCGCCGTACGGAGATCCTAAGCAGCCAGGGTTCGGCTTCTGCGGCTGCAAGAAGATTCCCGGATCGAGCTATTGCGAGGACCATCATCGCCGGTTCTTCACCGCGCCGCGCCCTCGCCAGCCGTTCGTTCCAGGCGTTCCCCGTCAGATCCACGCCGTCAATTCTCAGGTTACGCCAACGGAGCGGGAGGACGTTTTCGCATGATCCCCGCCCTCTCCCTAGCCTGGGTCATAGCCCTAACTCTCCCAAGCGGAGAGACGCACTATTTCGAAACGTCGCCAGAACTCTGCATCGCGGCAGAGTCGAGCCCCGGTCATCTCGAAATGCCGGATGGAACGATAGCTGTTCCAGAGATAGCGGTGTGTTTCCCTCCTGATCCTTGCATCTGCGGAGAGACAGAGACGGAGGATGTTGGATCATGACCGACGAAGACTTCGACCACGTTGTTTCTGAGCTTCGCCGCCTCACTGACGAAGGCGATGCGTTCGCGGCTCTGTGCCTTGCAGCGATTGAGTATCTGTCTGCTGCTCTGACAGAAGGAGACCCAGACGACGATGGAGACGGGGGAGAGCCGGTGCATCTCCGGTTGGTCGCATGAAGCTCAAAGGCATCAAGCTATCCGGCTATTCCATGAAGGACGGCAAGCCTATCAAGCGTCCCAAGAAAATTAGCGTGTCCGAGCGTATCCGGCAGAAATCTTCGAAACGGGTACGTCCCAAGAAAGGACCACGCATATGAAACCCTCTACCTTCATCATCGGCACGCTCACTGCCGCCGCAGTTTTTTCGCTCGCCACGATTGCCACCGCCGCCGACAAGGGCGGGCCTGCACCGGCTCAGCCTCAGGCCGTCACCATCTACAAGTCTCCGTTTGCGGGTGCCTACATCGGTGCTCATGCAGGCTATTCGCAGCTCACCGATGAAAGCGACTTCGCCGGATGGAACGGCGGCGGTCATGCTGGCTATGCGGCCAACATCAACGGCCTCATCATCGGCGCTGAGATCGATGCGACGTTGAGCGCTGCGAACTTCACCGAGACGGCGGAAGAAGTGAGCATTCGCATCGCTAACGACTGGATCATGAGCCTTCGCGGCAAGCTCGGCTACGAGGTCGGGAACGTCATGCCCTACGTCACCGCAGGCGTGGCCTGGGCTCGGTTCACCGGATCCGTCAACGATGGGGAGACGGTCACGCGCGCCGGCACCACGGATCAACTCTGGGTCATCGGCGGCGGTATCGATTATGCGGTGCCTGCCACCAATCTCATCGTTGGGCTCGGCATTCTCCATTACTTCGATACGTCGATCGACGACGGCATGACCACGGCGCGCGGGTCTGTCAGCGTGAAGCTGAACTGATGTCCTACCAGTCCCACACCGCAGAACAAGCAATACGGATGGCGGAAGCAACAGATGCAACCGCCGTCAGAGTTCCAATCGACGTGCTGCGTTACTTCATGGAGAAGGCAAATGCAGCGACAATACCGCGTCCACCAAGCGGCAACGATCTCCGTCGAGACAGCCCGCAGGATCTACAAGAGGCACTGTGTAGAGATGGAGGCCCCTAGCTACGTTGAACGCAGGCTCAAGGGCGGCGACGTTGTGGAGCGTATTAGGCTCGTTGCCCCCGGCTACGTCATGGTCCCTGATACGGCCACGGTCACGCCCAACGAGATCAACTCCGAAGCTGGCCGCGCCATCGTCTATCGGGCAATCGGAACTCTCGATCCTGACTCTCTCGACCGCATGAAATCGACTCCTGCTGACGATCAAGTCCCGACGAAGCTCACGATCAGGAAGGGCAGCAAAGTGACGATAGACATCTTCGGAACGTCATGCACTGGCCGTGTAATGCGAGTGACGGGCACCAAGGCGGTCGTGCGGCTCGACGGGAAGTTCAGCGGCGGCGGAGCGGTCGAAGTCCCGTTCGCTCGCCTCTCAGTGCTCGACGACAACACCGCTGCACAAACTCATCCCGGTAGTTGACCCCGCTCCGACCAGTGGACAAAAAAAAAGCCCTCGCCAGAGTTGCCGGCGAGGGCTTAAAGTTTCCAGAGTTCAGTTCAGAGTGATTGCCACTTCCTTGCCGACCCGGCGGCGGGAAACCATCCCAGCCGCTACCAGCTCGCTCACCTGCTTTGAAGCCTCTCCTTTAGTGACGCCCTTCAATGCAGCAAATTCGTTGTTCGTGAGCGGCCGGCCGACCCGTTGAAGCAACCTCCGGTTTTCGTCAGTTTCCGTGACCACCGGGGCGGCCAAGACAGGGGCGGAAACTTTGGAAACCGTGGCAACCGAAGAAACCGGACGATGCCGGAACGCGAACCCGAACGACACGATGACGCCGAACTCCAAAAACAGCGCGATCGCGAACGGGGTAAGCAGAACGGCACCGGCCTTGACCTTGGCCTTGTCCATCCCGAACAGCGTCGAGAGGATCGCGGCCAGTTGCTCGGCATCGGCATTCGACACCTGCACCGGGCCGAGCTTCGACAAGTCAGCATCATGACCACGGATCGAAGCCTCGTAGACCTCGATCGTGGCTTTGACGCCCTTGCAGTCCTTGCCGTTGCCGCCCTTGCAAGCCGCCGGCAGAGATGCCTGAGCCTGTTCGAGCATTTCAACGGCGCGGTTCCGAACCTGAGTGATTGCCACCCGCCGGCCAGCGTCAGCTTCGATCTGTGCCGTGGTCTGGATCGTGTCCGCCGTCTGCCGTCCGACGGACGAAAGAACGACCAGAACCGTCCCGATCACGAACACCATCGAGAACGCCACCGCAGAAGCCCACTGGCGGGCGCTACGGGCCGAATTGGCAAGATGGCCTACCATGATGGTTCCGGCCAAGATCGCCAGCGTAAGGCCGTGCTTAAGGGCAAGTGGGGCCCCTTTGAGCAGCACGTCTTCAAACAAGATCCCCAAAGTACCAGCGAGGAAAACCACGCCGGCAGCGATTGCTAGAGCCCTTCCGGGCGTTGTAGTGTGTTCCATAGTCCTAGATCCTTCTCATACAAGGGTTGTGGATCAGGCCCTGGCCAGCGTTGACGCGCTGTTCGGGGCCGCTTTGCATTTGGCTCATCAGGCGGGGTATCTCCCCGCGACCATCGCGCCCCGGTTAGGAGGCGCTAGGTTTCGCCGGTCATTTTGTCGCAGAAGGTAGCAACTTCTGTTCTGCCGGGGTCAGTGGCCGGCGCTCTTTGTCTGCCGTCGAGACGGCGGTCATGAGTGCAAGCATCTTAGCCAGCGTCTCGGCTGTTTTATTGTTATCCATGTCGTCACCTCGTCAGCATCACAGCAACGGCAAGCTCTTTGCGGTCGTATGCACCGTAAATAGCGGTGCCGTATTGGTCTGTTATGCTGATAGTCCAGTGTCCGTGCATGGTAGGGTGCGGAATTACTTTCATTGCATTCCCCTTGGCTGCTCATCAGGACGAAGCAGCCACGCTTCGCCGACAGGGCCTAGACCCTGTTTCGCTGAGCCTCTGGAAGTCCCGTTTGTCTGGAGTGTTCCGCTTGGGGCTGGGTGTCTAGTCCAGCTTGGGGGCGGGCTCCTTGGCGGGGCCATCGGCTTCTGATTATCAATATACTTTTTGTAACACAGAAAGTCAACAACACACACCATATTATACGATCAACTTTTCGTGATCTTGAAAATATCAGCGGGCTATGCTACAAGGAAGCATGGAACAGAGCAAAAAGCGTATGGGACGCCCGCCGTCCGACAACCCGTTCAACGAGCTTCTGCACGTCCGCATCTCCGGGGAGATGTCGGAATGGCTAAACGTGATAGCAGAAAGCAGGATGGATAAGCCGACAGAAGCACAACTTGTGCGGGAAGCAATCGTCATGCTTATCGATAGCGAGCGGGATAAGGCGCGCAAGGCCCAGAAAGCCATGGCTCGGCCTGCATAGCCGAAGCAGACCCCACCCCTAGGAAGGGAAGAACATGACCAGCGCCAACTAGTTGACTATCCGCCCGAATAACGCCATGATTCGGCATGTACGCCCCTGCGTCTAGGGGATCGGCGGCGCTACGCGGCGGCTAGTCATTAGGCCACGTTACGGCAGCACCGGGGGACATGGCTCCCCACCAATCCAGAAATACGCCCAAAAACGATGACGGAGCCCGCTACGCCAACGCGAGGGCTCCGTATCGATTCCAGCATACCGCAGTAGGGTCTTAACGCGACCCCTGGCCCGGCACTAGCCGCCGCGACCTAACTCACACGCAACCAAACTCTACTGCGGTCTTTAATACTCGATCCTGGCTGAATGAGGGCTGAATGCTCGACCACGCCATCAACGCGGCTCTCGCTGGCCTGCTCCTGACGATCATGTGCGGCGCTGCTATCGCGGTCATCGTCTGGCTCGCCAACCAGTCCAGGCCGTGAATTTCCTTCTCTGGGTAGACCTCGCCATCCTCGCCTGTTTCGCGTTCCTCATCATCACCGACGCCCTGATTAAAATCAGCCGCTAGGAGCGCAACACCATGACCGAACAGACCACCAACGGAGGCGCAATCGGAGCCGTGTCAGGGGCCATGTCCCGCGCCACCAAGGGCTTCGCCACCAGCATTTCAAACCACGACGGCTGGGCAATCCGCCTCGTGTTTTTCGCTGGCATCCTCACCATTCTGCACAAGGCCGGCGTCCAGAACGTCGGCTTCGGCATTCCGCCCTACGCCGTGGTGTTCGCCGTCTGTCTCGGCATCGCCGCGCTCTTGTACGAGATGAACGCCACCACCTACGCGCTGCGGTCGTTCTGGAATGGCAAGTTCGTCGGCACTCTCGGCTGGTCCTTCATTTGGGTCGTCGCCTTCGGCTACTCGATGAATCAGTGGATCGGCGCAGCCTCTGAAAGCGAAGGCGCTAAGAGCAACATGCATAAAGCCGCTTACGTGTCGTTCGCTGACACCCGCGATGAGCTGACCTCGGCCAAGGCCGAAGTAAACCGCCTCGAACAGCGCCTTACCCTCAAGCCGATCCGCAACGCCGATCAGGCTCAAGCCGCGATCGACAACGCCAAGGCGCACAAGTTCTGGAAGCTGACCAACGAGTGCAAAGAGACGAAGGGGCCTCAGACCAGGCAGTTCTGTTCCGACTACGCCAGCGCCGTTGCCGACAAGGCAGGATCGACCGAGATGCTGACCGTTGCCGAGGAAATGAAACAGGCTAAGGCCCGTCTCGCCAAGGCACAGAACGCAGCCGGCAACACCAAGGCCGAAGTCTCGGAAGGCCGTAATGATCTCATGCTGCTGACCAAGTACGCCGGCATGAACGAAACCGACGCCCGCGCACTCAACGCTCTGGGCTCGATTATCGCAATCAGCATCTTTCTAAGCCTCGCCACCGCGCTTCGCGAACTAGAACACCTCCGCGCTACCCGCAAGCGTGTTCCGATGTTCCCGATTCGCGCTTGGTATGCGGCGCTATACAAGTTCCTCACCGGCAAGGATCTCGGACCCGGCAACACACTCGTGATCGACGAAGGCCACTTCAAAGCCGTTCGCCAGTCGCTCGGCCAAGCCATGAGGACCGCATAAGGTGCCGAAAGACCTTCAAGCTGTAGCCTCACTCGCTTGGTCATGGGCTACCTGGGCGGCTGCTATTGCCATCGGCATTCTAGTGATGGCGGCAACAGCCCAGGCTTTCGGCTTTAGGGCCCCGTACATCCCGACAATCGACCCGGCACGCCTGATCTATCTAACAGGCTGCTTTTACCTATGGCGGAAAGCATGATGGATGCGGACGGCACCTATGAAGTCATCCGCATTCCTGTCGAGAGGGTCAGCTATCTGATCGCTCTGCTAGATGGCATCCCGCACAAGCACCAAGACAACGAAGCCATGGTCCGCAACGTCCGGGCCGTGTTCGCCACCAAGGCAGAGTAACCGCATGAGCGATACAGGCGTTGCATTGCTTGGTAACAGGCAACTCCCCCCAGAAGAGACGCGGTTCAAGAAAGGCCAGTCCGGCAACCCCAGCGGCAGGCCCAAGAAAGTCCGCTCCATTGAGGACATCGCTGTTGAGAACGGCGAGAAGGCGATGAAAATCCTCGCTAAGCTGCTGGACAGCACTGACGAGAAAGTCGCCCTCGCGGCTGCTAACGCGCTGCTCGATCGCGGCGTTGGCAAGCCCAAGCAAGCGGTGACGATGGATGCAAGCGTCAAGCATGATCACGGATCGAAACCAGTATCAGAAACTGCTGAATGGGTTGCTGGAGTGCTCGGAAGCCGACAGGATCGAGCATCTTCGGAACCTGTGTCTCACTGACCTATTCTTCCTGATCGTATACGGCTGCAACCGGCCGGATGCTGACAACGACTGGGTGTTTCAGCGTAGCAAAGAGATCCAGACAAAGCCTGACGGGTTCCTCGATCTCTGGGCTCGCGAACACTACAAGTCCACGATCATCACGTTCGGCCTCACGATACAGGATATTCTACGCGACCCGGAACTGACGTTCGGGTTCTTCTCGCACACCAGGCCGATCGCCAAAGGCTTCTTGCGACCGATCAAGTGGGAGTTTGAGCGCAACGAACGGCTCAAAGAGTGGTTCCCGGATGTGCTCTACGCGCACCCGCATAAAGAGAGCCCCAAGTGGTCGGAAGACGACGGCATAATCGTCAAGCGCAAGTCGAACACCAAGGAATGCACGATCGAGGCGTGGGGCCTCGTTGACGGCCAGCCCACGTCAAAGCACTTTAAGCGCATGGTCTACGACGACGTTGTGACGCGCGAAAGCGTGACGACGCCCGACATGATCAAGAAGGTAACAGAGGCATGGGAGCTATCACGCAACCTGTCGAGCGAGGGCGGGTCCTCGCGCTATATCGGCACCCGCTACCACTACAACGACACTTATTCAGAGATGATCAAGCGCGGGATACCGACCCGCGTCTATGCCGCGACGAAGGACGGCAACGCGGACGGCGAGCCGGTCTTGATGACGCGGGAACGCTTGGCCGTGAAGCGCATGGAGATGCAAGAGACGTTCTCGGCACAGATGCTGCTGAAGCCACGTCTCGACAAAGACGCATATTTCAAGCGCGAATGGTTCAACTGGTACAAGCTAGGGCAGCATCCGAAGGGCTGCAAAACCTACGGCGCGAGCGACTACGCCGTTACTGCGAACGGTGGCGACTACACAGTCCACGGCGTTTGCGCGGTTGATCAGAATGAAGACATTTACGTAATCGATTGGTGGCGTCGGCAGACTGAAAGTCACATCTGGGTTGACGAGTTCATCAACATGGGCGCGCGGCACAGGCCGATGTTGTGGGCAGAGGAAGCCGGGCAGATCAACAAGAGCCTTGGCCCGTTCATCCTGCAACGTATGCGTGACCGCAAGGTGTATTTCAGGCGCGAGCAATTCCCGTCCGTGGCGGACAAGGCTGCGCGCGGCCGTTCATTCCAGGCTCGGGCGTCGATGGGCAAAGTATACCTGCCAGAGAACGCGCCGTGGATCGATGACTTCCTGATTGAAGTGCTCGCGTTCCCGCTTGGCAACCATGACGATCAGGTGGACGTGCTCGGCTTGTTTGGCCGCATCCTCGATCAGATGCCAGGCGGCAAGGTCGCAACGGCCAAAGAAGTTACGCAAGACAAATGGTCGGCAGCCTTCGCGCGCCGCGCTCAAGAATCAGCCGGATCAAGCTGGAAAGGCAAATAGTTGGAACTCGACGCGCTCTTGCAGCAACAGCCGGCCGCACAGCCTCAGCAGGCGGCACAAGCTGCACCAGCCGAAGACAACCTGTCGAAGCTCATTGAGTGGTTCGAGTCCGCAGAGGAAGCGACGGATCACGCGCGCAAGGTGAGCGAGCAGTGCCGGGATTACTACGACGGCCGGCAGCTCACGTCTCAGGAGTTGGCAGAGCTTCGCAAGAGGGGCCAGCCAGATATAATCATTAACAGAATCCAACCCAAGATTGATTACCTCTTGGGCTTCGAGGCGTCGAGCCGCACAGACCCGCGCTGCTACCCGCGCACTGAGAAGGACGAAGACGCGGCCGAGGCTGCAACCGATGCGCTGCGGTTCGTTGAAGACTCGAACGCGCTCGATCAGAAGTTCTCCAACGTCTGGGAGAACATGCTGATCGAGGGCTACGGCGGGCTTGAGATCGTCGTTACTGACGAACAGGCCGGCGAGTTCGAGGCTGTTGAATGGGACTGGGATCGGCTGTTCTACGATCCGCACTCTCGCAAGCCTGACTTCTCGGATGCTCGCTACCTCGGCGGCGTGATCTGGATGGACGCAGACGAAGCAAAGGCCAAGTGGCCGCAAGCTGCCGACGCAATCGCCTTCACGCTCAACGAGAACACCGCGTCGAAGACCTACGATGACCGGCCTTGGGCTCGTTGGGTGTCTGGCAAGAGCCGCAACCGCGTTCGTATCGTCCAGATGTATTACAAGGACGGCAACGGCTGGAAATGGTGCCATTTCACCAAGGGCGGCAAGCTGGCCGGCGGCGATGTGCCATTCGTGGATCAGAAGGGCCAAGGCTGGTGCCCGATGATGCTCCAGAGCGCCTACGTCAACCGCGACAACGAGCGTTACGGCCTAGTCAAGATCATGATCGGCCCGCAAGACGAGATCAACAAGCGCCGGTCTAAGGCGCTGCACATGCTGACCGTCAAGCAGGTCGTGATGGAGTCGGGCGCGGTCGATGACGTGGACATGCTGCGGCAGGAGCTTGCGAAGCCTGACGGCGTGATCCAGCGCAATCCTGGCTTCGATCTTGAGATCAACCGCGACGACCAGAACTTGCAGGGTCATCTCAACCTTCTGCAAGAGGCCAAGAACGAAATCGAGCTGATCGGCCCGAATGCGGCGATGCTCGGCAAGGGCCAGGGCGATCCGAGCGGCCGCGCGATCCTCGCCAATCAGCAGGGCGGGCAGACCGAGTTGTCCCGCATTCTGGACCGGCATCGGTCGTTCAAGCGCCGCGTCTATGAGGGCATTTGGAACCTCATCCGCCAGTACAAGACTGACGAATGGTGGGTGCGGGTAACTGACGACGAGAAGAAGGCTAAGTTCGTCGGGTTCAACCGCCCCGTGACTGCCGGCGAACAGCTCGGCCGCGACCTTGAAAAGAAGGGTTTGCCGCCGGATCAGATCGCACAGCTTCTCGAACAAGAGATGGCTGACCCGATGAAGGCCGAGATGCTGTCGCAGATCGTCGGCAAGGAAAACACGCCGTCCGAGATGCACATGGACATCACGATCGAGGAAGTTCCCGACGTGGCAAACCTCGCGGCTGAACAGTTCCAGGGCCTGATCGAGTTGACCAAAGCCGGCGTTGTCCTACCGCCCAAAGCCTACATCAAAGCGAGCAACTTGCGGAACAAGCAGGAAGTGCTTGACGAGATGGAAGCGGCTGAACAGAAGCCAGACCCGCAAGCCGCCGCGCTCCAGATGGAAGGCGCTATGGCACAGCTCGCAGAGCTTAAGGCCAAGGTTGCCAAGCTCGAAGCCGAGACGATCAAGACGCTGGTGGAAGCCGACATGGCATCCCAGCCGATGAACCAGATCACGAGACCAGCCGTTGTTAACGGCTCTCCCGCAGAGCAGCCCTTTCCTTCTTCTGCCGGGATGTCTTGATGTTGTGGCAAGTACGGCAACACCTTCTGCCGCACGGCCTAATGTACAGGTTGCTTCCTGTGTACTCATGGCCTTTGGGGCAGTGAGTTTTTGACGTGTTCTGGTTGTTCCATAGGCCGCCAGCTCGTCGGCTCTTTGCAGGCTTACGCCTACGCAGCATGTTTTCTCTGCGGGTTACTTGTTCAAGATGTGCTGGGTTTACGCACATCGGCACATGGCATGTGTGGTCTATTTGAAGACCATCGCCAATAGGCCCGTTGAAGAATTCGAATGAAGCGCGATGTGCGGGGTAGTTCTTGCCGTTCTTGGCAAAGCAACCGTATCCCGTGCTTCGTTCCGATCCAGTCCAAAGCCAGCAACCGCTATTTGGTTCTGGAGACACTTTCGCGATAAAGCGGTCAATAGGTTTCTTGCTCATGCGAGCAGGATAGCACGATTGGTAATTAGTATCCGCCGCCGGGAATCGAAACGGGCGTTATCAACAATTGCGCCGCCGGCAAAGATCACGGGCGATATGAGGGACACGATGGCAACCGAAGACACGTCACTTGAGAGCCTTTTCGACGCTCAGCCCGCTTCGTCTCAGCCGATCGAGACAGCGCCGTCTGAACCCGTCGAAGCGAAGGGCGATAAAGAGATTGCACCAGCGCCGCCGGCTGATGCACAGGCCCCCACTGACGAAGGTCCGCTGGTTCCACGTAAGGCCCTCGAAGACGAGCGCCGCAAGAGGCAAGATTATGAGAAGCGGCTAGGCGAACTGGAGCGCAAGCTCCAGGCCCCGCCGCCGCAGCAGGCAAAGCCCCAAGCACCAGCCCCGGATTGGTACGTCGAGCCCGAGCAAGCTGCACAGCAGATGCACCGGGAGTTCGCGTATCAGATTTTCGAGACGAGGCTGTCTTTGGGCGAAGAGATCGTCGGACAGAACCCCGGTTATGCGGATGCGAAGTCGGCATTCGTCGAAGCCGCACAGTCTGACCCGTCGCTCCTCGAAAAGATGGTGAAGCACCAGAACCCGGCAAAGTTCGTGTTTGAACAAGGCCGCAAACTGGCAGCGCAAAGGGAAATCGGGGATGACCCGGTGGCCTATAAGGAGCGGCTTCGCGCCGAACTCCGCGCTGAACTCGGACAAGTGGCACCATCGCCCGCATCCCCCCAGCCTCCTAAAGCGCCCGCCCCTAAATCGCTGGCTGGCACCACATCGACGGCGCGCGACCCGCAAGGACGGTTCGCGTCTCCCTCTGGGCCGGCTTCCCTTGAAGACATCCTAGGATAACGGGAGCCAAACATGGCTGAAACTGCGGTCCCTAGTGGCCTTACCGTCCAGCAGTGGGACGAGCGCTACTTCACCGAATACCTGTCCAAGAACTGGTTTAAGCAGTTCATGGGCACTGGATCGAGCAAGATGATCCAGGTCAAAGAGGATCTGACCAAGAAGCCCGGCGATGCGGTCACGTTCTCGCTCGTCAACCGCCTGACTGGCACGGCCAAGGGCGCTTCCGACACCTTGGAAGGCGCTGAAGAAGACGCGATCCTCCGCTCGTTCCTCGTTCGTGTTCGCGAGTACGCGCACGCCGTCCGGTTCCAGAAGTTCGAGGCTCAGAAGACCGCCATCGATCTCCGTCAAGCGCACAAAGACGTTCTGATGGACTGGAACATGGAACTCGACCGCGACAACATCATTGACGCGATGATGTCGATCAACGGTACGCTGTTCGCGTCGGCGGACGCCACGGCACGCAATGCCTGGCTTGTAGACAACGCAGACCGCGTTTTGTTCGGCGCTGCGAAGTCGAACGCGTCGAGCTTGGTGCACGCGACAGCGCTCGCCACCATCGACAACTCAGCCGACAAGATGTCGCCGGACACGATCGCGCTGATGAAGCGCATCGCGCTTGGCGCAAATCCGAAGATCCGGCCGTTCAAGGCGCGGTCGTCGATCGGAGACACGGACGCTTATGTGCTGTTCGCACATCCACTTCACGTTCGCGATCTGTCGCTGAATGCGACGTTCGTTGCCGCAAACCGTGAAGCGCGCAACCGTGGCGAGACGAACCCTCTGTTCACTGGTGCTGACTACGTGTGGGAGAATGTCGCGATCTACACGATCGAAGACATCCCGCTCGTGGCATCCACTGTGCAGGTCGCGCCGGCATTCTTCTGTGGTGCTCAGGCGTTGGGCGTTGCATGGGCCATGCGTCCGCAGACCGTCGAGGAAGAGTTCGACTATAAGCGCAAGGTCGGACTCGCGGTCAAACAGTGGTACAAGGTCGAAAAGCTCCGCTTCGGCACGGGCTCGACCGATACCACGGACTACAAGGACAACGGCATGGTGACCGGCTGGTTCGCAGCCGTGGCCGATGCGTGATGGTGACGACGGCCCGCTAGATCAGCGGGCCGTCTCCATTTCGAACCCCATTCAAAAGGACTTCTCACATGGCAGCAGAAACTCTGACCAACACGCTGATGACTGTGGGCGCGACCCACGGTCTGGCGAAGAACCTGAAAATCTGGCATCGCAAGTACGAGATAGCGGCACAGGTCGAAGACGGAGACATCTTCGAACTCGGCTACCTGCCGCGCAATTCGATGGTGTGTGCAACCGTGTTCGTCTGCGACGACATCGACACCGGCACTGAGGCGCTGGACATGGATGTAGGCTGGGCTGCTAATGGTGGCGGTGATGCCACTTATACAGACCCTGACACTGGCGTTACCTACACCAACAGCGGCACGACGGCTTCGGCCACTGGGCTTTCCAACGCAGGCACGCTGACCGGCGACGGCATTGCCGAGCTGCACACCGGGAACCAGCGGATTCAGTTCTACCCGGATCCGCTGTACTTCTCCGAGGAAACGAAGATCCAGATCGAGGCCAACACGGCGGCGAACGCTTTTGCCGCCGGCACGGCTGCTGTCTATCTCGTCTATTACGTTCTCTGAGGGCTGATCTGTGGCGACCTTCAACAAACACAACGCCTTCGTCGAGCACGTAGCGGAGGGCGTGCATGATCTCGGGGCTGATACCCTCAAGATCATGCTGACCAACACCGCGCCGGTTGCCGCGAACTCCGTCAAGGCCGATCTAACAGAGATTTCGGCCGGCAACGGATACACGGCCGGCGGAACGCAGGCGACTATTTCCAGCTCGTCACAGACCTCGGGGACTTACAAACTGGTACTGGCCGATGTCGTGTTTACCGCTAGCGGTGGCACCATCGGCCCGTTCCGCTATGCCGTATTGTACAACGACACGCCGTCGAGCCCTGCTGATCCTCTTATCGGCTGGTGGGACTATGCTTCGTCGGTCACGCTCCAGTCTGGAGAGAGCTTCACCGTGGACTTCAACGCTAGCACTGGAGTCCTGACCAGCACATGAGCGCGAACCTACAGAAGCGGTTCCACACCGCCAGGGCTGAGCGTGACGCGCTCAAGTCTTCACTCGCTCCGCTCCGTTCGAGGATCGACGACATTCGGGCGCGGCAATCGGCGCTGGATCTCGAGTTGGCACCGCTCAAGGCCGAACTCCGGACCAAAGAGGCCCCGATTGTCGAACTGGATCTTGAGATGAGCGCGATTGTGAAGGCTCTGAACGGCAAGACTGGGACCGGCGTCTAATGGCGAAGCTCTACAACCTAGCACGGATGACGACGGCGACGACGGGGACGGGGACGATTACACTCGGCTCTGCTGTCGGGTCTTACCTGTCGTTCTCCGGCTCTGGGGTCGCGGACGGGGATACTGTCTCTTACGCAATCGAGGACGGTGCTCATCGCGAGGCGGGGCGGGGCGTCTACGCGTCGAGCGGGACGACGCTAACTCGCACGGTGCTGAAAAGCACAAACAGCAACACGGCGATCAGCCTAAGCGGAACGGCTGAAGTTTTCATAACCGCGTTGGCCGAAGACTTCATGGCTGGCGACGGGTCGGCCAGTGCTCCTGGGATCGCGTTCGAATCTGATACGAATACCGGCTTTTTCCGCCCCGGTGCCGATACTCTTGCAGCTGTTACGGGCGGTACCGAACGACTAGTAATTGATGATAGCGGAAGGATTTTGATCGGCGGGACGGCTTCATATCCCGCGCTAACGGCCAGCGCTCAACCATTTCAGGTCAATGGGGTTAGCTCTAGCACCTCCGGCTATTCTGTGGCTCGGTGGTCTGCTGATAGTGTAGGCGGCGGGACATTCTTTGCTAAATCCCGTGGAGCGGCCATAGGAACACACGCGCTGTTGTCTGATTCTGACGGTTTAGGGCGGCTCACGTGGACTGGTTCAGACGGGACTCAATTTATTCCTGCCGCTGCTATATCGGCTAATGTCGATGGTACACCCGGCACAAGTGACATGCCTGGGCGGTTGGTATTTTTGACAACCACAGACGGAACTGGCTCGTTATCCGAGCGCATGCGTATAACTAGCGCTGGCAACGTCGGGATCGGGACGCCGAGTCCTGGATATCAGCTCGAACTGTCCACCGACAGCGCAGCAAAACCATCAACGAACACATGGACAATATCCTCTGATGAGCGGCTGAAGGAAAACATCGTTCTCGCCGATTTGGCGCGGTGCTGGGAAATCGTCAAGGGCGTGCCGCTCAAGCGTTACACATGGCGCTCCGATGTCTACACCACCGAGCAGACGCCGGATCGGTCTAAGCTCGGATGGATCGCACAGGACGTGCAGCCGTTTTTTGCACGGGCCGTTGTCCCTCACGTGTTCCATCGCCCGCCTGTAGACGATGGCGTCGAGGAATACACTGAGCAAGATACGGTTGAACGCACGGTTGAGCGGCAGTCGGTCGAGATAGAGTTGCGCAACGGCGTTCCGACGCGAGTAGTAAAGACTGTAACTGAGACGGTCGAAGAGCCTGCTTTTGATATGGTTGCTGTCGTCGATGAAGCTGGCGCTGCTGTGCTCAATGACGACGGCACAACGCTGCTGCACCCTGTCCCGCGCATGGTCACGAGGACGCGGCCGAAAAAGCGCGTTGATACTATTGCCGATTGCCTGTCTCTGAACTCTGATCAGATTTACGCAGCCATGTACGGCGCTCTGCAATTGGCGATGAATAAGCTCGACGGCGGGCATTTCGCGTTCAGCGGCAGGAACTACCGGATAGGTATGGCAGAGCGCGCAACGGCTGGCATTCTGGCCGGCGTGTCGTCTGCCGCTGTGGCATATGGGTTCGCCGCTGGAGACTATCGCTGGCTGTCGGCTGCGGCTGATTTTGAGATTAAGGACGCCACAGGGTTCGCGGTCAAGATGGACGCGACCGAGGCGCTTGCGTTTGCCAAGGCGGCGCTAGTCGCGGCGATGTCTGATGCTTGGGCATAGCGCGCTAGGCGCTGTAGCGCTTGGCGGTACGCAGGCCGGTACTGACAGGTTCATAGCCGCAGAAGTCGGTTCGTTCGCGTGGACTGGCTACGATGCCGTCCTAACCCGTCGCGTATTGAGTGCTGATGCAGGCGCGTTCGCATGGACCGGGTACGATGCAGGCGGGCAATATGCTCGGGCCGTCGTCTGCGAAACAGGTTCGTTCGTCTGGACCTGGCACCAGAACGCGGCGGCGGATCAGGGCACATGCCGGGTCATCCAACGCACCTGGACTGTCGGCCTCGTCTGGAGGTGGTGCGCGTCTTACCATGAGGACAACACGCGCATGTTGACGCCGGGGCGGCTCTACATCGGGCAGACGGTAAGCCTGACCGTGAACATTACGAACGACGCGGACGCGGACACCGACGCGACGACGCTCGCTTGTCTGGTCATGGACCCGGCCGGATCTTCGACGACGTACACCTATGGCACCGACGCGAACGTGACGCGCGAGAGTGCGGGCGACTACATTTGCGACGTGACGCCTGACCAGTCGGGGAGGTGGTTGTACCGCTGGGTAGCAACTGACGCGAGCGCGTACACCGTTATCGACGCCGGGTCGTTCGTTGTGCAGGCGGCAGGGATGCTTACCGCTCATGAGCACCAAGACAAAGGCAGAGCTAGCAGAGGCCGTGTTGCGGCATCTGACCGTGATCGATGCGACGGAAAGCCCGGACGCTGACGACGAGGCTCTAGTCATCGCGTCCTATGAGGACAAGTTTCAAGAGATCCGCGCGCATGGCGTCAATCTCACATATTGGAAGCGCGACACGATCCCCGGCGAGGTGTTCCTGATCTTGCGGGATCTGATCGCGCTCGAAGTTATGCCTGCGTTCGGCCAGCCGATCAACGCGGCGGATAAGGAAGCGTCTGAACAGATCATCTTCAAGCGGCTTCGGCGGCACGTCTCGACGCAATCGAGCGGGCTGCCAGTGAGGGCGACGTACTTCTAATGGCGCTTGAACCGATCTCCCTTGGCATCAGGTCGAACCCCGGACGCGACGGCGCGGACGGTGCGGCTCGGCTGATTAATTGCTACGTCGAGAATGCCGGCGACGAGGGTAAGGCGAAGTTCCCGATTTACGCTTGCGAAGGGTTCACGAGCTTCGGAACGGTATCGAGCGGCGGGCTGACACGAGCGCTGCTGAACCTCGACGGCACGACGATGTACGGGGTTTCGGCGCAGCGTATTTTTCGCGTATCGCAGGCTGGCACATGCACGGACCTAGCGGCTTACGCCACGTCTGGCACCGTGACGATGGCTCGGAACCGGAAAACGCCCAACGCGCAAGTTTGGATCTCCAGTTCTGACGGGCTCAATCGGTTGATCGCAACTGGCGATCACAGCGTCACTACGCCGACGATGCCGGACGGCGTGACGTTTATCAGCGTGAGCCAGATCGACGGGTATTTCGTGCTCATCGACGCTTCCGGCGAGTGGTACATTTCAGCGATCGACGAAGCGACGATTGATGAGCTTGATTTTGCCAAGGCGGAAAGCTCGCCTGACGGGCTCATCGTGTCGAAGACGCGCGGGTCCGATCTGGTGCTGTTCGGCTCGCATTCCACGGAGTTCTGGACCAACACCGGAAACACTGATTTTCCGTTCGAACGCGCTTCGTCGGCTTCGTATGGCTGCTACGCCGCCGCCGCTGCCGTCGAGATCGTCATGGGCTCAGGCGAGGTCACTGACAGCGTGGTATTCGCCGCGACTAACTCGGAAGGGGCATACATCGGGATTTGCGCGCTATCAGGCTACCAAGCACAAAAGATTTCGACGCACGCTGTTGACCGTGCGGTGCAAGCCGAGACGGCGGCGAATTTGAAGGCGTTCGCTTACTCTATCAACGGTCATACGTTCTACTCGATCAGTGGCAACTCGATGTCGTGGACCTACGACACGACAACGGGCCTATGGCATGAGCGGCAGTCGTCGGCGCTGTCTCGCTGGCGCATCTCTGACGCGGCACAGTTTGGGTCCAAGCTGATCGTTGGCGACTACTCGACCGGCGCTCTCTACCAGATGACGACGACGGCGACTGTGGCCAGCGATAGTGTGGCGAGCCTCTACCATTCAAACGACAACGGCTCGAGCTACGTCGGGCCTCGGTCGAAGACGATCGGCCAAAGCTCTAACCTAACGCAGCGGTTCAAGTGGAACCGCATCGGGCAGAGCCGGGAAGACGGCAAGGTGTTCAAGCTGGTCATCAGCAACGCCGTTGCCGAGAACGGGACCGGCGTTCCGATGACGATCATCCCGCCGCACGTCCACGCCTACCCGAACCCGATGCGCGTCATCACGTTGTTCTGCGATGTGGTCCCAGGGTCAAGCCAGTCCACGAGGTCGAAGGCCGTAACCGGGCTTGCTGTCGATGCCTACGCGGTGAAGGGGTAACGATGCCCGTCAAAGACACCTCAATGCCTGCACCTTCTGCTACCGAGCCGTTTATCGATCGCTACCGCCGCGTCACGCCTAAGTGGTATCCGTGGCTCAAGAGGATGATCGACAGCCTGCGGCAGACGGTGTTGACGGTCAACACGATCGAGACGCAAGTCGGGACGATCGACGTGACCGTGGACCAACTAGTCACGGATCTGAACTCGGCGGAACTGACGATTGCCGCACTGGAAGATACGACCGTTGCCCAAGGCATCAGCATAGCGAACACTATTACCTTGGCCAACGGTACTGCTAGCGACGTGACAGCCCTAGAGGGCGACGTAGCCGGGATTTCTGCCCAATGGGCGGTTACGATCAACGGTAACGGTCAGGTTATCGGACTTGTGAAGCTAGACGGTAGCGCGACTGGATCAACGTTTACTGTGGTGGCGGACAAGTTCGTCGTCGCGCACCCGGCAGCACCGGGAACGACGGTGCAGGGCTTTATCGTCGGGCTGGTCAACGGTGTTTCGACGGTCGGGATCAACGGCAATCTCGTGGTGGATGACACGATCCTCGCGCGGCATATAACGGTGTCTAGTCTCAAAGCCATCTCATCAGAGTTCGAAGACATGACGTGCAGCGGCCAACAGATCAGCGACAACGGGCGCATGATTATCGATTGGTCCGCCAACACGTTTACCGTGTTGGCACCTCCGTAATGGCCCGCACAACCGGCAAGCTCCACATCGACGGGGATAGCGGCAAGTGCGCGATCTTCAATGTCGATCCGTCTGATTTGGGCGATCTCGCGCCGTTCACGACGCCGGCCGATCACTACGGCCACCTGCACTTCCATTCCGATCTCGACTATCTCGAAATCTTCTACGACGACGCGGACACACTGAGCCTCGCGTCATCTTCATCTGCCGGAACAACGACGCATATGGCCGGAACGCACGGCCTCGGCAGTGTCCCACACGGCTTCCTGCTTTTGGATGGCCAGCCGGTTCAGAGTAATGCGATCTCCATTGCGGCGGCAAACTACAACTCGGTGCGGTCGTTCGAGCTGGTGATAGACGCGACGACCGTTTCAGTCCTTGAGAGACGCCGCATCGGCGTGAGCAACCCGGTTCCGGCGATCACGGTTGATCTTCGCATTCTGCTGTTGCGAGCCGCCCCGTCCAGTGACCCAACTTATGCCGTTCGCATCGACCCGGACAACGGCGTTATGAGCTTTGGCTACGGCAAATTCTCTATCGAGGGCAACCCAAAGCTGCGGCTGACGACCGGAACGGAGCTGTTCAAAATACCGGCCATCGCCCGCAGCATAGACACGTCAGGCCAAACACTTCGCATGGTCCGCCCTGACGGATCGACGCTTGATCTGTTCAGCTACGCCGGATCATTCGCAGGCCCGACGATGCATAAGGTGGTGATTTGAACCTGTTCGAGGAGGCGGCTGGAAAACTCGTCTTTCGGCGCGCTGATGGATCGGTGTTGCTCGATACAGCAGAGAGAATGCCTGCCATAACCGGCACCATAGAGACGAGCGTAACGGCAGCATGGACGCAACCGGCTGGCGAGGAAATCCAAGGCCGAATTGCAGGTGGCGGACTGGAATACAGGTGGGTTCATCCGGCGACGGAGCGCGAGTCCTCGGTTGATCTTGGTGCGGCACCAACGGCCTACACGCCGAACTTTTTGCTGACGCGGTTCAAAGCCACGCGCACGCCGTCGAGCGGCACTATGTACTTGCAGGCCCGTGCCGATACGATGTTCACGCAGGATAGTTGGATCACGCTGAACTCAGGGTCGGCTTGGGTCGAACACATGAAAACATCGAACGCCAACGAGTACATTGGCAATCGGCACTGGGACGTGGCCATTGAGTCAGGCCGCTGGGTGTTGAAACTCCGCGAATCTACCAGAGCCTACAACACCAGCTACTCGACGGCTCTCGGCTCGCCTGGATCAAGTGAAGCGTCATACGCCGTAGACATCGCTCTTGCTTGGGGCGTCTTCGACCTTTGAGGATCACATGGGCTTTTTCTCGAACCTGACCGGCGGCGCTTCCCGTCGTGACGCTCGCCTCGCAACGGCAGACGCGAACAAGCTGCTCAATACCGGCATGGACCGAGCCCTAGGCGAACTCGGCCAGGGGACGGGGCAACAGCTCGCGTCTTTGGAAGGCGGGTACACCAAAGCGCGCGGCGGGATGGAAGAATCCCTAGCGAGGGCGCTGGCGGCGTTGCAGGGCGGGGCTACCACGGCTAGGGGCGATCTCGAAACCGGCGCTGGCAGGGCTGAGGGCGCGATCAACGATGCGTTGGCGCGGACCAATCAGGTTCTCGACCCGTATTTGCAGGCTGGCGGCAAAGCGCAGGGCCTCTACGACACAGCGTTGGGCGTCAACGGCGCTGACGCGGCGGCGGGGTTCTATGACGAGTACGCGGCGAATGACCCGTTCCGCGAGTTCAATGAGGACATGGCGAACCGTGGCATTCAGCGCGCGGCGAACGCTAGCGGGCAGTTTGGGTCTGGCCGCACGGCAACGGCGATGTCCAGGGCTTCGCTCGAGCGCGGTTCGGCTGACCTCAACCGCTACCTCGACCGGCTCAAAGAGCAGGCCGGAATGGGAACGCAGGTTGCGGGTCAGCTTGCAGGCTACAGCAATCAGGCCGGAACCAACGTCGCGAACTTGCGCAGCGGGCTCGGCCAGAACTTGGCCAACGTGGCAACCGGCCTCGGTACGGCATCGGCTAACGCCAACATGCAGAGCGGGCAGCAGCTCGGCGCTCTCGACTACGGTTACGGCGCGGACAAGGGCGGCATTGAAGCTGGGCAGGCCGGCAACCGCGCTAACCTGATCTACGGCAACGCACAGCAGCAGGCGGGCAACCGTATCGGGCTCGGTAGTGCGCTGGCTTCGACGCGATCGACGGGGCTCAATAACCTGTTCCAGCTCGGTAGCATGGCGATTTCCGCGATGACGCCTGGAATGTACGGAGTGAGCGCGGCCGGCAATATTGCCGCCGGCCTGAAAAAGCAGTTCAGCTAAGGGGGATCGATGGCAATCCAGTTGATGGGGCTTCCGCAGATCCGCATCCAAGAGCAAGGCTTGGACGCGTCCCCTGTAACGCGGGCTTTGCAGGCGTATACGGCGGGCTCTGACAAGGCCACGCAGTTCGCGAACAATCAGGCGGTTGGGAAAACGGCGGCGACTGGCGATCTCAAGGCTGCGGCACGTCAGGCAATGGGCCTTGGCGAGACGGATCTGGGGATGCAGTATCAGAAGAGCGCGCAACAGGATGAACAGTTGCTCCGCAAGCGCCTTGGCAGCATGGCCCAGGCCGTCGAGATGGAAGCGGACCCGAACCGCCGGCAAGCCATGTGGCAGCGGGTTCTAAAGATGGTCCCCGGCGGCGCTGCGAACCTCGCTCCTGAAGAAATGGACCCGATGACTGGTCCCAAGATGCTCATGGCCGAGGCTGGGATTGTGGTCGATCCGCTGGAGCGGCAGCAGAAGCAAGGGGCGTTGCAGCTTCAGCAGGCGCAGATTGGCAAGCTGAACCGTGAGGCGGCAATGGGCGGCGAGATGCCGTCCAACGTGCGCGAGTGGCAGTATTTCAACAGCCTGTCGCCGGAACAGCGACAGCAGTACATCACCATGAAACGGGCTGATAAGTATCTCGACACCGGCACCAGCTTTATACAGCCAAATCCTATAAACCCGGCTGGTGCGCCGGCCGCGACGATCCAGAAGGATGTCGCCGGGGCCGAGATCGCCAAGGGCGAAGGGCAGAACATCGCGAAGGTGCGGGCTGAGTTGCCAGATTCAGAACGCAGCTTCTCTCTAGTCGGCGGCAGCCTTGACCGTCTTAAGGCCACTGCCGAAGGACTAAAGAAACAGCCTGGCATCGGAAACGTTGTCGGCGGTCTTTACGAGACATACGCGCCGAACGTGAGCGAAGGTGCGCGGAACGCCGGGACCGAACTTGAGAATTTGAAGGTAAAGATTTCCGGAACAGTTTTGCAGGCCATGCGCGATGCGTCCAAGACGGGCGGCGCTGTTGGTCAGGTAACGGAGCGAGAATGGCCGCGCCTCGAAAACATGATCGCGAACCTCGATCCGAGACAGGGCAAAGAGCAATTCTTGCGCAACCTCGACGGCGTGATTGCCTATGCGGATCAGGTCAAGGCCACGATGAAGGCGGCGTATGATGCCGATCTGAAAACTGCCGGATCTAGACCGCAGGTGCCGCCGGCTAACGGTGGCTGGTCAATTGAGAGGGCGCGGTAATGGCGAAGGTCACAGTCACCGCGCCTGACGGTAACAAGTACACCGTCACTGCTCCAGACGACGCTACGGACGATCAGATTTTCGCTTATGTTCAGGAGAACATGGCCGGCCAGAGCCAAGGGGCTGCCAAGTTCGCACAGCCTGCTATGGCTACAGCAGAGCCAAAGGCCAAGCCAGTACCACTAGGAGACGCCATTGCCGACATTGGCAAGAGTGCTGGTATCGGCGTGGCCCAAGGTGCGATCGGCATGGCAACGCTTCCCGGCAACGTGGAGGGCCTTGCTCGCGCTGGAATCAACTATGGCGCTGGCGCTCTGGGCATCCAGCCGCCTGTAGACTCTGACACGTTCCTGACGAACTACAACGACCTTAAGAAGCGTGTTGAGGGCGTCACCGGAGAGTTCTACCAGCCGCAGACGACGGTTGGTAAATACGCGCGCACGGTTGGAGAGTTCGCGGGCGGCGCTGGTGCGCTTGGCGCTGTGAATCGCGGCGCGCGGGCCATCAACGCGGCTGTTCCTTTGGCGCGTCCCCCTACAGCCGCCGGCATTGCCGTCCCTGCTGTGGCATCGGAAGCCGCCGGCCAATTGACCGAAGGCACCGCTCTTGAGCCTTGGGCGCGTGTCGCTGGCGCTATGGCTGGAACGATGGCACCGAACGTCGCGGCGCGCATGGTCACTCCTGCACCTTCGGCACCGGCACGTGCGAACGCCATCCAGACGCTGGAAAACGAGGGCGTTACGGCACTGACTGCCGGTCAACGCACCGGCAATGAGTTTCTGCGGTGGGTTGAAGACGCTACAGCGATGGCTCCGATGGGCGGCAGACGTGCTGCCATCATGCAGAACCAAGCCGACGAACAATTCACGGCGGCGGCGCTGCGTCGCGCTGGCATCAATGCCGAACGCGCTGATGCTCAGACGATGAATCAAGCCTTCGCCACTATAGGCCGGGAGTACGACACATTCGGTCAGAACGTAGTCATGACGGCAAACCCAGGTTTTAACCGGCGCATGACAGACATAGCCGGGGAGTACACGCGTAACGCTCCACAGAGCAGCATTCGCCAAGGCGTTCCTCAACTCGCACGCGAAATCATCGCGGCGGCAAGCCAGCCGGGAGGACTGACCGGGCGGCAGCTAACAAATTACCGATCGGTCATGCGCGAGTTGCAGCGAAACGCAAGAAACGACCCAGACGCCTCGCAGGCTATCGGCCGAATGGTCGGGTTGTTCGATGCGCAAATGGTGCGCAACGCGCCGACGCCTGCCGCTCGGGCTCAACTCCGTGTCGGGTTCCGCGACCTCAACCGCCGCTATCGCAATATGCTGGCGATCGAACGGGCCGCAGGCGCTGCCGGAGAGGGTGCAGCAAACGGTATTATAAGCCCGGCCGCGCTGCGGACTGCCGTTAAGGCGTCTAATCTGAGGTCTTATGCAACTGGTCGCCATCCGATGGCTGATCTAGCGCGGTCTGGCGTATCTGGCATCACGCCGTTGCGCAGTTCGGGCACGGCAGAAAGAACGATGGCACAGAACATCGTTGCCACGCCGTCAGCGATGGCTAGCGGTGCCGCAGGCGCGATTGCCAGCGGTGGCGATCCGACGATGATGATCCTCGCGGCGCTTGGCCCGGCTGCTATCAAGGCGGCAACGGCGCGCGGCATAATGTCGAGGCCAGTGCAGGGCTATCTCGGCAATCAGATGATCCCGCAACAGATCGACGCCATCGACCCGCGTCTGCCGGCGCTTCTATCTCAGTTCATGTTGTCGCGAGAAGACTAGGCAACGTACTGCCGGACAATCAGCCCGATAAGAACGGCGAACAGCATCACGCCGACGACGTACCAAACCGCACTGGCAATGCTTTTTTGCGTGGTCTGCCGCTCGATCCTGTCGAGCTGACGTTGCATCTCGTCCAGTCTGCGTTCCGTCTCCACTCTCCCCCCTATTCCCCATAGGCTGGACCGATGAAATCACTCCTAGAACTCTACGGGAATCAGTTCCGCAATCCTATGCTGAACTCCGATTCGGGTGACTATACCACTGCGGACGTGTTCGGCCAGATGGGCGCTAACAAGCGCCGCGCGGAGTACGATAACAGCTTGCTCGGCATGGTCCACAACTGGGCAAGTGGAGAACAGCGCCAGCCTGTCCAGCTACCCGATGATGCCTCATGGATGGATCAGCTAGGCGAGGCAGGGATGCGCCTTGCGAACTTGCCTAACGACATGGCAGCGGGCGGCGCTAAGACGATGGCGCATTGGCTCGGTGCCGCTGGCAATCCTGAGATGGTAGAGCCACTGGATATGCTCGCTCCGCTCGGTATCGGGGCTATGGCTGGGATGGTTGGGGCCGTTCCGCGTGGGGCTGTGGGGAGTGCAGGCGGAAAGCTCGCTAGCGATGCCCTCGACATGTCCCACGAAGCCCGCATGGCTAGGGCTAAAGAGATGGGGTTCGATACGGATACGCCAATGTACAAAGGGTATTACCCGTATGAGTCTGGAGGACCAGTAACAAACTGGAAGGGGGAATTTATCCGCGATGACGGTCCATATGTTATGCGTGATGAATTGTCCGGGTTCATGTCTCCGGACCCTAATATTGCGAATAGGTTTTCGGGTGTTGAAATAGATGCTAACGGAGTCCCGCACCAACTATATGATAATAACGCAGTGGCCAAGTTGTTCGCAAGAACGCAGAATCCGCTGACTATAGACGCAAAAGGTAAATTCGCTGGCTCCGTGCAATTCGAACAGCTTGCAAAGCGCGACGGCATGTTAGACGAGTTCAATAAATGGAAGCGCGCGAAAGATGACGGGTATGATTCAGTAATAATAAAAAACACAAGAGATGAAGGCGACATAACGCAAGTATTCGACCCCAAAAACATCCGTTCCGTTAACGCCGCCTTTGACCCGTCCAAAGCCGACAGCGCGAATCTTCTCGCAGCAGATCAAGCTCGTGGATCTCTCCCCGGCCTCCTAGCAGGGGCAGCAGATGAACCGAAAGGGATCACAGCTTACCACGGCTCACCGCACGACTTCGACAAGTTCTCACTCGACAAGATCGGCACTGGTGAAGGTGCGCAGGCTTACGGGCATGGGCTGTATTTTGCTGAGAATGAGGGGGTCGCGAAGTCTTATCGGGACAACCTAGCCCCTCGCAACGCGCCACCCGGTCAAAACGTGGCGCTTGGCTGGATAAATTGGCATGGCGACAAAGACAAAGCAGCCGCTGCGCTGAAGGCGGAAATTGATCGAGTTTCCGACAACGCCGACGTAACAGAATTGAAGCAGGCTCTGGCGCACATTGAAACTGGGTCAGTTTCCAACCACCCCGGCCGCATTTACGAAGTCCGGATCAACGCCGACCCTGAATATTTTCTTGATTGGGATAAGCCGCTAAGTCAGCAGTCAGAGAAAGTGCGTGGGGCTTTAAGAGGTAGCGAAGCCTACGCGGCTGGGGTCGCAAAAGAACAGGAGTTCTTGCGGAGGCTGCAATCAGGCGAAAGCATCTTCCCTGCTACCCCTGAGCGGGTTGCGGAGGCACAGAAGCGGGTCGACGGGTATGCAGACACAAGCGCCGCAGACTTCGTGCATTCACTACCGTTCGGGCGCGGGTCAGAACAACTCCGCGAAGCAGGCATCCCCGGCATCCGCTACCTAGACCAAGGCTCTCGCACTGCTGGTGAGGGATCGCGTAACTACGTCGTTTTCGATGACGCCTTGGTTGAAATACTCCGCAAGTACGGCCTTCTTGGCATGATCGGCGGGGGGTCGTTGCTTGGTAGTTCTGAGTCCGAGGCCAGCCCGGCAGGCGGCGGATTTGGAGTGCCGTAAATGGCCCTTACACCACGCTGCGAAGCCCGCCTTCAGGGCGTCCACCCTGATCTGGCGAAGGTCGTTCGACTTGCTTCCGACAAGTGCAAGTTCCGCGTCACGGAAGGGCTTCGCGACATCGCGAGGCAGAGGGAGCTTGTTGCGAGCAAGAAAAGTAAGACCATGAACAGCCGCCATCTAACAGGACACGCTATCGACTTCATAGCAATCGGCGATGACGGAATTGCGACCTACGACATGGACGACATGAAGAAAGTCGCGGACGCGATGCGTGAGGCGGCGAAGGAATGCGGCACGCGCATTGAGTGGGGCGCGATGAAGAAGTACGGCGGCGACTGGACGTGGAACGACAGTCCGCACATTCAGTTGACTTGGAAGGATCACCCGGCGCAAGGCGTGTCTCTAACGACGAAGATCGTCGAGCGGTTGAAAGACGCCAAGGTCGCGGTTCCTGTGGCAGCTACAGGCGGAGTTACGGTGCCGAATATCGAGATCCCGAAAGTACCCGACGTGTCAGCGATTGCCGGCTGGCAACACTCGATGGAAACGGTTTCCGGGTTCGGCAAGTTCCTGATGATGAATCCTATCATGGCCGTCGCTGCGGTTGCGTTGTGTCTCGCTGTGTTCGTGATACCGAAACTTCGAGGTGACGCATGAACATTCTCGCCATGCTCGGGCTCGCCTGGGTCCGCTGGGCTGTTGTCGCCGTCGTAAGCGGCGGTCTCGTTGCGTCCTTTGCGTATTCCAACCAACGCAAGGGCGCTGAAAAACTGCGCGCCAAGATCGAAAGGGCCGCAGATGCCAACGCCAAAAAAGCCGATGCTGCTCGCAAGCATGTTGGTCAGCTTCCTGCTGACGGGCTGCGCGACTCCTATGCTCGTGACTGATTCAAGCTGCAAGAGCTTCAAGCCGATCAGCCACTCCAAGAAAGACACTGAGCCGACTCGTCGCGAGGTTGTCGCACACAACCGGGTTTTTGATACCATCTGTCCTGCAAAGAGCTGAGCCATGCCATATGCCACGATTCGAACAGGGGGTAGAGCTTGGCCGTCTCATAGAGCGGCAGAGACGGACGGAGGATTCCGTGATCGCCCTCACGAAAGACGTGAAGGAAGTCCGAGCGGAGGTTACGGACATCCGAGTTACGCTGCAACGCTGGGCGCTGGTAGCGTCTCTATGGGGAGCCGGATTGATGCTAGTAGCAGGGAACGACAAGCTAGCGGACGTGGCCGTCAGACTTATTCGAGACGTAGCGGGCAAAGGTTAGTATCAGCCGCTTGCTGGTCTGGATGGGGCGCGCTGATGTTCGGCGTTGCCATGTTCGCAGGGACAGTTACGGCGCGCCTCTTGGAGTAGCGGCCTTTCCTGCCTATCTGAAATTTGCGAGCGCCGCCCGCATCCGGTTTGCAACATCAAGTAGGTAGCCGTCCTGCGATCCGCTGGCCTGCTCGCGCAATTCCTTTTCGATGTCGTCCATAGCGTCGATCATGTCATCAACCGCCTCATCTGATGCGTTCGGGCGCTCTGCCTGTGTCGCACGATCAACGTGATTATCTGTTCGCATCCTCTGGCCTCTATTTGGGTGCTTGATTTTGAACAAGTTCGGCCTGCATCACTGACACCTTCAACCGAAGCGCGATGATCTCAGTAAGCGCGTCCTTGACGACGGACGCCACATAGAAGTGGCTGCGCTCCGTCGTGGCCTGCTTGTGCAGATCAACCAGCCTATCGGTTATGTCCATCTGCGGGCCTTTCTCTACTTGGCGTTCAATGCAGCATCGCTGGCGCGTTTCAGGCGCTCCAACGTCGTCTCCATCATCCGACCTGGGCCGATCCCGGCCATGTCCATCAGTTCCGACAGGTGGTAGTCGCTCAGTCGAATGTCGTGGTTCACGATTGCATACGGGGTGCCGTCGTCGCGTGCATCCCCGTCAACATCCTCTGTCCACTTCACGCAGTCGGAGAACAGGTAGAGCAGCACGTCAGCGGCGGTGAACTTCTCTTTCGCTTTGGTGTCTGCGCCAAGCAGGAAGTCGTTGTTCTCTCCGGCAGTCGGGTGCGTGCTCATCTTCGGGCCTCTTTCGAACAGTTGCCGATCAGCATCCTGATCGGTTGCCCCATTGGGGACTTTCAAGAGTTTGTCTCCGGGATGCCGGCGGCGTTCTCTCTCGCCTGTCGCGCCAAGCTCGGCGGCGCTCCCAACGCGATCACGCCCTTTCAGTTAGCAACCAGCTCGCTGTACGGCGCATGGCGTCCTCCTGTGTTGGCGGCACGGTACATCTGCCGCTGGGGAACCGAATCTAGGGCCCTTTCTTACGTGCCGTGGCGCTGTTGGTGACGCTGTAGCCGAGCTGGCGACCAGCCGCGAAATTTTTCGACGGCAACCTGCTCTTGCCACTCGATCTCGGCCGCAATGGTTGCCCTGAGTTCAGCCACGCGCTCGCCAACCTCTTGGGCGCTGCATCTCATGCCGCGAGACAGGAACGATGCGTGCCGCACCTCTGCATCGGCGAGCAATCCCTTCAGGCGCTTCACCTCGCGCCGAGACTTGCTGATCTGGTATTCGCTCGTCGGCATGGTGGCCTCTTTCGTCTATTGCTTGATCCCGACGTGCGTGCAGGTCACGCCGTCATTCCCCAGGCGCTTCAGCGCCACGCCACGGCAATCCTCACACACGAACAGATACGACGGGCGGCGTGCGCCGATGCGCTTGTGCTTCATCGTAGCGCCGCAGCAATCGCAGTTGTCCATGTCCGTCTCCCGTGTCTGATGTTGAGAACATAGACGACCCGCTTGCTATTGTCAAACAAAGTAGGTAATAAAGTCCACAGAGAGTTTCCGCAGCTACACGGAACCGCGCTTGTGGCAAACCTGCCAGACGATGGAATGATGATCGGCTATGCCCGCGTCAGCACCGAAGATCAGAAGCTCGACCTACAGACCGACGCGCTCGTCGCGGCTGGCGTTCAGCCCGGCGACATCTACGTCGAGAAGGTCAGCGGCGCATCTCGCAAGCGGCCGGCGCTGGAACGGTGCCGCCGTGCGCTGCGCGAGGGTGACACGCTCGTCGTGTGGAAGCTCGACCGTCTCAGCCGCGATCTCGGCTGGATCATCTTGTTCATGGACGAGCTGCACAAGGCGCGCATCGGGTTCAAGTCGCTTACCGAGGCAATTGAGACGGCAACACCGCAAGGGCGGCTACTCATGCACCTGATCGGAGCCATGGCCGAGTTCGAGCGCGCGATGATCGCCAGCCGCACCAAGGCCGGTATTCGCGCGCACATCGAGCGCGGCGGGCGCTACGGGCGGCAACAGCAGATCGACTTGGCCAAAGCCGAGAGGTTGATCAAGTCGGGCATGACGGTGGCCGCTGTCGCGCGTGCGATGAAGCGTTCACGGGCTGCTATCGCGTACCACTTCCCGGGCCCGGAAGTGGCGAGACTGCAACGGGTGAAGCCAGCGCCGATCAAGCGACGGTCGGCGCGGAAGCCCAAGAGGTAGAGGAGCGGTCATGCCAACCGGAGCGCCGAGCGCACAGAAGATCATAGACGCTTGGTTCAGCGTCGGTGAGGAATGGATCGTCCGTCGCAACAAGACGCACGACGACGGCAGGCAATGGGAAGTGGTCCGCCGATGGGGCGATCTGTCTATTGTTGATGACGCGACACAGAGCGTCGTCGAGAGGTTCGACAACAAGTTCGCCGCCCACGCGAAGGCGGCCGATCTGGAGCGCCTGGCGCGAGCTGGAGCCGTCCAGTCGATGATTGCCGAGTGGAACAAGTAGAGGAGGACCGACACATCATGCACAACCCCTATGCGGAGCGGCCCGAGCCCGCGCCACCGGCGACACTTGCCGATGCCGAATACCTCGTCTCAGAGTGCATCGGATTCGACGGAACCGCCGATACTAGGAAGCTGCGTCGCGCGCTGCTGACGGTTATCCGAGTCCTGAGAGAGCAGAGATAAGAGGCGAGACGATGACGTTAGCAGACGCGATAGATCAACTAGACCGCCTGCCGTTCGCGTTTCATGTCGGCAAGGGCCGGGCGCGGCGCGGCGAGCCGCTTTGGGCTGTCGCGCTGTTCCGTGAGGTCAATGGCGTAGCCAGAACTGATGATGATCCTGAGTTCATCGTTGAGGGAGACGATCTCCCGTATTGCGTCACGCGCGCAATGGCATGGGCAGAGCAGCAGCCAATCTAGGGAGAGACGGCCGATGCCGCAGGAGTTCTACACGGACGGCACGCCGAGCCGTACCGAGATCGATGATGCAGACGGTGAGCTGACCAGGTTCGCAGACGACGCGACGATAGCCGAACTGGAACGGCTGGCGCGGCGCAACGCAGAGCTTGAAGCGGCGCTACGCGTTTTTGCGGCGTTCGGTGCCGCCCTGAATAAGCTCAGCGGCCCGTCGCCCAAGAGCGGCGATTGGTACACGATCCAGGCGGGAGATGCGCCGGTTACGCTGAGGTTCGAAGATTTCGCGGCTGCAACCCGAGCGATGGAAACATAGGAGCGCCTGGGATGCCACAGGAATTTTACACTGACGGAACACCGAGTCGAACTGTCATCGACGAGGACGACGCGCCGCTGAATGCACGCATCACAGTCGTTCTCGTCGGCGGCAACCATGCCGCGCTTCTGATAGGCGCGGACCACCCGCCGTATGATGCAGCTCACGATACTGCGCTGGAGCACTACGCCGGTCGGCAAGATGCCTATGAGGCGTGGTGCTGTTGGCAGACGATCATGATGGCGCGTGATGTTTTGGGCGACGAATAAGGAGCCGAAGTCATGAGGCCGCCGCCTGGGGACCACTGGAGTGACGCGCTCCCCGATGTTGACCGGGTTCTATACCGCGCGGCGTGGAATGAGTTCCGGTCATGCCGCGACTGCCACCATTGGGCCGGTGATGACGATGGCATAGGCGCTTGCGGCAAGATCACAATGGCGGCCTACATGACGCCAGAGGACTATACCTGCGACGAGTTCGAACCGAAGAAATAGGAGCGGCAGCGATGAAGCCCTGGGCTGATCCAAACCACGAGAGCTATCACACGTCTAGAAAGCGAGGACGGCACTCCTGCTTCGGGTGCGCCAAGCCCTGCACGTACAGTGCCTGGGGGCCGTGGTGCTACGACTGCAACGTGCAGCGGATGACGCATTTGAACAAGTCGATGGCTGGACTAGCGCGCGGCATCGGCGACGAAGACGCAGCGCGAAAACTTGAAGAATGAGGGGCGCCTGGGATGCCACAGGAATTTTACACTGACGGAACACCGAGTCGAACTGTCATCGACGAGGACGACGCGCCGCTGAATGCACGCATCACAGGCTCCGCCAGTGATGCCACGCTATAGGGGCGGGTCATGGCTTTCCCTCATTCACCGGGTCGAATCCCAACAGCGTCTTGGTCTGTTCGATCCATCCGGATTTAGCTCGCTCTAGAAGCTCAGTTGCTTCCCTCACTGCTTCCATAGCGTCTTCGTGTGTTCGTCGGGCTTTGTCTTCTTCTGCCTGAGCTTCGACGAGATAATTGTTCGCGGCGTATATCGCCTGCTCCATCTTGTCCCACGAATGCAGCCTCGTGATGTTCGGCTGCGTTTCGGTCTTGGGGACGCCGGATAGAATGTCCCGAAAACGGCGCGTTGCTGGCTTGATTTCCGTCATCTAGGCAACCTCGTTTTTAGAGCATCAATTTCTCTAAGCAGGACGCGAATTGTTTCTCCGGGCGTATGAGCTGCCTCGAACATCTGGACGATACGAGCCAGGGATTCGCGCGCTTCTTGTCTGATGCGCTCATCGCGGTTCATGTCTCGTATCTCCCCGTGGCCCAATTGTATTTCCCAGGCGGGCGCTTGAATTTCGATTTCCGCATCGACTTCGGTAGATAATGTTTTGTGACCATGCGTCGAGAGTGGCCAGCCTTTGCGTGGTCTTCCGCGTCCTTCGCAGGCTTGCACCATTCGCAAGTTATTCCGAGATTGTCCCAGCCATTCGATCCGCCGTTTTCGAGTGCTACGATGTGCTCGACGATATAGTCGTCTTTCGGTCCCAACTTGCGCCCACACTCGCGGCAACATCCGCCGCGCTCTAGGAACAGCTTAACCGTTTGCTGATCCGACAAGCGGACACGGGGGACGTGGTGCCAAGGTGACTTCACGCCGCCCTCTCGTGCTCTTTCAGAAGCATCTCAACTGGAATGCCGATCTTTTGCGCAATCACGGATTCCACCGCTTCGTTCAGCTTGCAGAAGTCGGAATGAGCGAGCTTCGCGAAGCTGATGGAGCGCGGCTTGAAAATCACCAGTTCGTCCTTGTGCAGCACCGGCATTGCGTAGCTGCCGGCGGCTCGGATAGACGCCTCAACCAGCATCAACGCTCGCTCGCGGTTCATGCCGACAAGCGGAATGCGCGCCGCGATGTCCCGATACCCCGCCTTCATTTGAGCCCACGCCCTCAGTTCTTCTTCGTTTGAGAACTGCCGCTCTGAGGTTTCTGGCCAGTGGTGGAAGGCAACCCTGATGACCTTGAAGTAACGCCGTAGCTGCTCAACAGACCGGGGGCTACCGATATGCCCTTTAGCGTCTTGATGGCCACAGACGGAACACGCGGCCACACGTGGCGTCCGCGCCGCTTTGCCTTGGTCCGGTCCTCGTTCATGTGCCGGCGCTGGCGTTCCAGCCGTTCGCGCAATTGTTCCTGCGTCCATACCCGAACCTCACCCATGTTCCATACCGAGTTTGTCGATGGCGTCGGAGATCATGCGGCCTCCTGCCTGTAGAGCTTTTCGAGACGGGCAACCGTGTCCGAGACTTCGACAAGGAAATCTTCGACTTCGGCCTCAAGCTCGCCAATCCGCTTGTCGTCGCGGGCAACGCGCTTGACGAACAGCCGCATGTCTTCCGGCAACCTAGGATCGAACGATACCCAGTCGCACCAGAGACGCCCCGTGCACGCCATCTGCCATTGCATCTGAGTGATGTAGTCGGGGCTGATCGGAGCCCCGAGAAGCGTTGCAATGTGCGTGTGTGTTGCGGGGCATTTCACTTCCAGCAAGCCGCTCTCGCCAACGAGCCGATCAGGGCTCGCGCCGCTCATATGGGTTCTCGGATGATCGACGAACGCAACACTGTGCAGATCACCAGCCATCGACAGGAACGCATAGGATTCGCGCGCCTGTTCTTCGGTGACGGTGCCCCATTCCATGTCTGCTGACTTGAACGTCTGCGTTGGCTGGCCGGTCAATCGCTCGGCAACAAGCTCGCCAAGATACCGCTGACGTGACGCGCTCTCGGCACCAGACTTGCCCTTGCGCATGATGTCGGCAACACGGGAAGCTGTGACTTTGCCGCAGCGGAGCGCGTGCCACTCAGGCGTCCCTTGCTCAATAGCTGATGCTGACATGCGGCACCTTCTTGGTTGCGATTATCTCGACGACACGCTTGGCCGTTGGTTCGTCAATGCCGGCATCGACAAGTGCGGACAACGCAGCGCGGTTTATCGTTGCGCGGTGTTCCTTGTCGGCTTCGCGGCGTGCGATCTCTGCCGCCTCAGCAGCGGCCTTGGCTTCAGCATCGCGCTTTGCTTTGGCCTCGGCTTCTGCCGCGCGGCGTTCTGCCTGTTCAGCCTGTAGCTTCAGCTCAAGTTCGCGCCGATCAGCGGCTTCGCGCTCGCGGCGCACGGCATCGTCTGCCGCCTTCTTTTCTGCCGCCGCCTTGGCTTCTGCTTCCATGCGCGCACGTCCAGCGGCTTCCTGCGCGATACGTGCTTCGCGTTCGGCTTGCTCACGGGCTGTCGCTTCGGCGCGCAAGCGTGCTAGTTCTGCCGCCTCAGCTTCGCGCTTCTCGTGGTCGGCACGCGCGGTCCTGAGCTTCGCCAGCGCCGCTTCTTTCGCGCGGTGCGCCTCGGCTTCAAATTCCTGAAATTGCGCGCCTACAACGACCGATTCAAGCTCGCTGAACAGCACGCCGAACGGCTGCGGCTCACCGCCGATCATGCCATTGCCGCACGCCTCAATGTGTGCGATAGCCGCCTTGTGGCTGGCTACTCGGTTGTCTTCAGCCGCTTCCCAATCGGTCAGCGGCTGCCTGACTTCATCCTTCCACTTGTCGAGCGTGTCGCGGATGGTCTTTCTTGTGGCGTCGATCTTCTTTGGAATTTCCTTCTGCTGGTCAGCGAGCTTCTTGCCTTCGGCGTCCAAGTACGTCTTGGATTGAGCGACCTTGTACGCGATCGAAGCGATAGCCTTGCGGCCAGACGCCGTTGATGTGTCAGGCTTGAAAGCGTCGATTGCCGCGCGCACCTTCGCCAAAATTGGGTCAACGTGTCCTGGCGTGGTGAACACGGTAAGCGCGTTCACTGGGTCGATCGTCACGAGTTCGTTCGGGGTCATGTCGTTCATGGCTTCACCTTCTGCGCACGCTTGCGGGCGGCAAGGCCAGCCATAGCGTCACCGATCTGCTTTGCTGTGAGGTCGTCCAATGTCTCGACGGAGTAGTGGGAACAGATCCAGCCGGTATCTGCCTTCGTCTCCGCGATCATAGCCTTGAGCTTGTCCACGGTCGGCTGATCGGCGGCGACGTGACCGGCCTTCTTGCCGTCGTCGTCCTCATCCTCGGTGGCAATTCCTAGCAGCGTCAAAGCGACGTACCGCTTGCCATAGGAGATGGCAGAGCCCCACGCCTGCACGTTGTTTTTGCTGCCGCTGGCGTCGGCTGGGAGCGGTAGCGATGTCTGTTCGCTGTGACCGCCTGCGTGTCCGAGCACGCCGACGACGTTGATCGCGGCGTCTTGCCGCTCAGTTCGGAACGAAAGCGAGAACCCGTTTGCTGCGAGATGCGGCTTGACGGCCTCGATCACGTCCTCAAAGCGAGCGTATTTCTTGTTGTTGTGCCCAGTCCCGCGTCGTGCGACCGGGGGCAACACCGCCTGCAAAGCCGAGAAAGCCGCAAGGAACTCGCCACGCGCCCGCCGCGCCGCAGCCTGTTGCTGCATCTCGAAAAGCCGCTCCATCTTGTTGATGTCCACGGCTGGATCACGGGCCGCACGCTCGATCATCGACAGGATCGCCGCGCCTTCGCTCACTGCATTGCGATCCACATTGCCAGTCCGAACACCATTCCCGTCGTCACTGCGAACAGCGATAGCGCCGCTGCCTGCATCAATGGATTCCGCTTCATTGCCCATCCTTAGCCTCCAAAAGTCGATATAAGACAAACCCCAAAGCAACGAACCCAAACAGAGAAATAAGGTACTCCCCCAGCATCACCCGCGCGCCTCCACGTAAGAGGCCACAAACTGCGGTATGTCTTTCCCGCGATGCCGTGCCCAATTCGTGTAGATGTCGAGGGCGCGGTACTTGTAGAGGTGCTTTTTAACCGCTGATTCCGTCCTCGCTTGCGCCCGTCGATGCCCGCCCTTGATGTTCACGAACACGTCCCGGATGATCCAAAACCGCCCGCTATATCCGATGGTCACAAACCCGCGAATGGTCCTGCCATTCCGCGACAACTCGAATGGATACTCCACAACATTACCCCGCTACTTTTTGACTACGCCCCGTCGTCTGCCATCAAACTGTCTGCGAATTTCACCCAATCCGCGCCCCTGAACGCTTTCAGAACTTCGCGAATGCAATCCGCTTCTCCCTGTTCCCCGCCTTTGAGGATCGACACTTGAGCCGCCGCCATGTGGACGCGAGCCAAAGCATCGGAGAGCAGCAATTCGGGGTTGCCGATCTGGGCCAATTCGTCATTGGCGAGCCTCGGTCTGAAATGCCGCCGCGCAATGCGCTCGCTCGGGAATGCTTTGATGTCCGCGCTCATGCCACGGCCTCCAGACGGTAAGAGGCTTCGGCGCGGTTCTCGATCTCTTGCCGAAGTTCGCGAAGCTCGTTCGCGTACACCAGTTCAAGACCGGCCTTGAGAGCGGTGAATTGAGCGTTCCCGCGTCCGCGCGGATCACTGAGCCGGATCGTCTTTCCAGCCATTGGGCCGAACTCGACCTTCACGTCGATCTCGACGATTTCGCCGTCGGCGTCGGCGAAGAACGAACCAGCGAAGAACCCGCAGTAGTTGCCGTCGATCAGCATCGGGGCTTCTTCGAAATCCTTGATCTGCCAGATTGCCATCTCACTGCCCTCCGTTGCGGGCTGCGAGCATCGCGTCGGCCTGCTTGTAGGCGTGACGGGTCATCCTCTCGTAGTGCGACCCCGACCCAGCTTCAGGACCGGTGACGGCTTCAAGCAGCGCCGGGCTGGCGTTCATGCCGGTCAACGCCTGCCCAGCGAAGTAGTCGCGAAGCGTCATTCCGGTATAGTTTTGGGTGCCGACGCCGCATTCGTCTTCAAATTCAATCGAGAATGGGAACGCTGGACCGCCGAGCTTCATAAGCTCCTGATCTTTGATCTTCGCCATGGTGCTTGCCCTCTCTGTTTGCCGGGGCTTCGGCGGGAGGTTATTGGCCTCCCGCCGCCCCGCCGTCCTGATCGATCCCCCGCTAGGAGCCCTCTTGATCGGTCTGGACGTTTCCGGTTGCTATTCCCCGTACCCGGACCCGTCCCCGGACCCGTCCCCGTACCCGTCCCCGTACCCGTCCCCGTACCCGTCCCCGTACCCGGACCCGTACCCGTCCCCGTCCCCGTACCCGTC